GGATCGACCGGTTGCGGCCCGCCGGTGTCGCTCGACGAGAGGTTCTCGTCACCACCGTCGTTGACGAGCCAGTTCTGGCCGTCGGGCACGTTGACCATGCGCGTGTCGGGGATGGTGTTCCAGTCGGAGCATGACAGCACCCAGCGCCTGAACGGGTAGCCCGCCGGCAGGTCGATGCTGGCCCGCACGATCTCGCCCTCGAAGAGGACCCACGTCCCCATCGTCATCCGCAGGATGTCGCGGGCCGCGAAGTCGAGCGCCGGGTCCGAGGCCCGGTTCTGGACCGTCACCGTGGCCTGCCCCACGCCGCCCACGACCTCGCTCCACGTCGCGCTCCACTCCGACGCGCCCGTCACCTCGGCCTCGTTGACCCAGAGCCGGTACGCGCCGTCCTCGGGGATGACCGGCGGCGCGGCACCGAACAGGACGCGCAGCGCATCGAAGTCGACCTGGCTAGAGGCGAAGTGGACGACCGGCATCTGATCCTAGGCGATCATGGTGCGGCGAGCACTTCGATGATCAGCGGCCCGAATGAATTCGTGGCAACAGAGCCGTCCTTGACAATCGTTCGTCCGGTCGCCGCGCTTGTCGTCGCATGAGAGAGCTTGTAGGTATGCGATCCCGCACTGATGCCGGAGACGTACATGGGTACCGACAGATAGGCCTGGTTGGCCTGTCCGGGCGTCGTGGCTGCGCCATCCCGAAGCACGATGGTCGTCGGCCCTACCAGGTCGCTGCTCCCTTCGCGCAATCCCCAGAGATACGCGCCGATGGAGCCGGCCGTCACGTCGGCCCACGCCGATACCCGGACGATGACGTTGCCCGATGCCGGAGCCGTGAACACGACGGCAGCATTCGTCGCATCGACATCGGCGAATGTCGACGAACTCGTCGACAAGACCGTTGTCGTGCCGGGTGCGTAGACCTTCAGCGCGAGCAGTCCTGCCGACGCCCACGCAGGCACGCCGCCAGATACGCCGAGATACTGCCCGGTTGATCCGATGCCGAGCCGTGCGGGCGTGCTGCCGGTGGACGAGTAGATGAGGTCGCCCGTCGTCGTCATCGGGTTCGTCATCGGCCCCGTCGGTCCAGCCGGTCCCGTGGCGCCCGTCTGTCCGACGCCCGGCCCCGTTGCGCCAGTGACGCCGAGGCTGCCCGCCACGCCAGTCGCGCCTGTCGCTCCAGTCGGCCCAGGCGCTCCCGTTGTCCCGGCCCCGGTGACACCTGTCGGCCCTGTCGGACCCGTGACGCCCGTCGAGCCGTGGACGCCCGTGGCGCCGCCCGGCCCCGTCGCACCCGTCAGCCCGATGGCCTGCTCCGACCAGGAGGCGCCGTCGGAGTAGAAGCGCTGGTGCGTGTCCGTCGCGTAGTACTCGAGCGCGGTCGAGGCGGCGGGCCGGTTCGCGAGCAGGCCCTGGCTGATGAGGACCCCGATCTGGACATCGGCCATCAGTTGTGCCTCGCCGTGTAGCCGGAGGTTGTCGCCGACGCATTGGCGGCGAGGTAGCGCTCGATGAACTCGCCGACCTTCGCGCCGTCGAGGTAGACGTCGCCCTTGACGCCGCCGCCGACCGGGATGAGCCCTGCCGAGGCCATGAGCGCGGGTGACGCGCCCGCTGCGGGTGCCTTGCCGCCCGGCGCCGCTACGCCGAACCCGGCGAAGCCCTTGTTCACGCCGCGGATGTAGGCGTCGGCGTTCTCCTTGCCGACCTTCTCGTAATCGACGCCGGCCGCCTTCAGGACCGCCGCCACCTTGTCGATCGACTTCTTCCACTCGGCGGGGTGCTTGCCGACGTACTCGCGGAGCGACTTCAGGTTCTCGTCAAACAGGTTGACCTGGTCCTGATTGCGCTTGTTCTCCTTGTCGCGCTGGTCCGCGAAGCCCTGGTCCTGCGTCTTCTTCGTCTCGTCGAGGATCGCGTTCGCATCCTCGCCCTGCTTGCGCAGGAAGTCGATGCGCGCCTGCGCCTGGAAGTCCGACAGCGCCTGCTGCGCCCGGAGCCGCTCCTCGGGCGTCTTGGCCGCGGCGAGGTCGGCCTGGAGGCTGGCGAGCTGGCGCGCCTGCTGCACCGCCCGCAACCGTGCCTCGGCTGCCGTGGCGGGCTGGAGGTTGGCCTTCTTCTGCGCCTCGATCTGCGCGTCCGCGGCCTTCTGCGCATCGTCGATCGCCTTCAGGTTCGCCTTGTGCAGGTCGTCGAAGTACTTGTGCGCGGCATCAGACATGCGGTCGAACGTCTTGTTGGCGATCTCCACCCGCTGCCGGTTCAGCTCGTCCTCGGCACGCTTCGCCTCCGCTGCGGCACGCTTGGCGTCGGCGGCGGCCTTGTCGCGGGCTGCCTTCGCGTCGGCGGCAGCCCTGTCCCGATCCCGCTTGCGGGCCTCGTCGATCTGCCGTTGCCGCTCGGCGTTGTCGCGGATGAAGTCGGCGTTGCCCTGCGCGATGCTGGGGTCGCCGGCACCCGTCGCGATGTCGGTGGCGGTGCCGATCTTCTCGGCGACGTTATGACCACCGACCGCCTCGGCGGTCGTCGTGACCTTGATCCTGATCTGGACGTCGGACGGCAGCAGGTCGATCGCCCGCTGGAGGTCCGATACGGTGCCGGTCGTGTCCTCGATCGGCTTCTGCATCGCTCGGAAGTCGTCACCCATCGCCGCCGTCTTCTCGTCGACGTTGTTGGCGAGAGTCGTGTGCGTTGCCGACAGGTCGAGGACCGCGTTGCTCAGGTCTTTCGCGACGGGCACCAGCCCGTTCATCCTGTTGTACTCGTCGGCGAACGCGCCGGTCGCCTCGTCGACGTTGTGGGTGAGGGTGACGTGCGTCCCGGCCAGCCCGTCGATGGCGACCGTCTGCGTGTCCACGACGCCGGTCAGCCCCGTCACCCCAGCGGCCTGGCTCGCCGCCGCGTCCTTGGCGTCCTTGGCGGCGGCGATCGCGTCACGCTGCTTCTGAACGAGCGCGTCGCTGGACGCGTTGTACTGATCCTGCGTGATCGTCCCCTCGACGAGCTGGGCATCAAGCGCCTGCTGCTGTGCGGCGAGGTCGGCGAGGATCGGGATCGCGTTCTTCTGCGCCTCGTTGCTGGCGTTGACCGCCGCGGTGATGCCGAGGTATGCCAGGAACGCGCCGCCGGCCACGAGGCCCGCCGGGCCCGCCTGCGCGATCCACGCCAGGGCGGCCTCAATCTTGAGCGCCGTGTAGGCCGCCGTCAGCACACCGACGACGCCCTCCTGCGCCACGATTGCTGCCGTCGCGGCACCGACTCCGAGAACCATCTTGACGCCGAACGCGATGGCGACGCCCGCCGCCGCCTGCTCGATGAGCGGCAGGTTGTCGGCGACCACCTGGAGGGCGGGTGCGAGGATGTCGCGTACCGCGTGCGACAGCTCCGTGATGACCGGCAGCAGGCCCCGCCCGATCGACTCCTGCGCCTCGCCAAAGGCGATGCCGGCCTCCTGCGCGGCACCAGCGCTCGTCTTGCCCCATGCCTCGGCCGATCCGGCGGCGACCTTCTGGACGGCCGCCAGCGCCTCCGTCCGGTTGTGGATGTCCTTGATGTTGATGCCGAGTGCGGCGAGCCCGCGGTAGCGGCCGGCCTCGACCTGGACGAGCGCCTGGGTCGCCGATTCGAGGCTGATGTTCTTGAAGCGGGCGAGGTCCATCGCCGTCTGCTGGATCTTGAGGGACTCGTTGACGTCGTGCGTGACCGCGGACAGCCGCGAGAGCGACCCGCGTACCTCGTCGTCGGTGAAGCCGAGCCGTTGGGCCGCCTTGATCTGGGCGTCGATGGCGTTGGCGTTCTCCCGCCAGAGCGGTGCATTCGCATTGAGCGAGGCGTTGAGCTGGGCGACCGACTGCTCGTCCTCCTGCGCCGCCTTCACCGCGTCGGTCAGAAAGCCGGTGAGCTGCTGCACCGCCGCGCTGGCGGCTTGGAACCCACCGAGTCCGACGCCGATGCCGAGTCCCTGCGCGGCGCCTTTCTTCATGTCGTCGAGGGCGCCCTGCGTCTTCTTCGCCTCGCCCTGGATGCCCTTCAGCTCGGACTTGACCGAGCCCGCGCCGTCCTTGACGTCCTTGCTGTCAAGGCCCAACAAAATCCTGAGCGAGGCGACGGTCGTTGCCACTACTGCGGCACCCTGACGGAGCGCGTCTTCGCCTCGTTGCGGGCGTTCATCTGCGCCGCCCACGCCTTGAGACGGGCCACGCGGTCCTCGACGGCGACCGGCCGCCTGTCGAGGTCGGGGAAGAAGTCGTCGGGCGTGAACGCCCGCGGGTGCGACTTCACGTCACGCGCCACGTTGGTCACCATCGCGGCGACCATGCCGGCGCGCTCGTCCTCGCGGCGGGGACCGAAGGGCTCCAGTTGGGCATACACCATCCACTCGGTGAACTCGGCGCTACTCATCCGCCGCCCCATCTCTGCAACCGTCATGCCGAGCTGGAGGGCTAGGCGGAAGGCGAAGCGCCGTTCGTAGGGTCCAGCGCGGCTTTCGCCTCGTCGGATGCTTCCTCGCCCATCTTCGAGAGTCGCCGGGCCACCGCGGCGATCCGGGCGATGGGTGCCGGGTTCTTGGAGCCCAGCTCCTCCACCTCGGCGAGGCTGAACAGCGGCTCGTCGTTCTCGTCCACGATCGCGAGCGCGACGAACGCCGCGTCGAAGGCCGCGAACGGCTTGGCCTCGAAGCTGACGCCCGACTCGCCGCG